TGTCCTGTTTGATATTGTCATTACAAACTCTTCTAGACTTTTTGTAACTTGACATCCAAAACAAAAAAACCTACCATGCTCTTTTGATACTTCTCCTGCTGGAGTTCTACTATTATTATGATATGGACAGTATACGATTAATTCATTACCAAACTCTGCCTCAACATCTACGCCAATTCCGTTTAAGACTCTTCGAATCTGATCCTCTGTATAGATATCTGTCATATTATTTACCATCTTCATAATCTTTATAACGATAGTATCCCTTGTCAAAATCTACCTGCACCAAGAAATCACCCATAAAACCATTACGGTTCTTTCTAAATACACACTCAATAATGTCACTATTAGTAGCACGACCAAGCGCCATAACCCAGTCAGCATCGTAAGCAATTTGTCTAGACCATGCAGTTTGACCAAGTGTTGGAGCGCTGCTAAGATCTTTAACATCATCTGGTGTTGCAGAAGAGATAGCAATAATAGGAACTTCTTCACTAATAGCCATGAGTTTAAGTTCTCGTGAAAGATTCTTCATTCGTACCGTTTCATTATCTGACTTTTGATTTGGACTCATAAGTTGCAAATAATCTACAATAACAAAGTCTGGTTTGTATTGATCAATCTTTCCACGAATGACAGATGGAGTTACCTCACCACCATTATCATTTGAAATAATGTGGAATTCTGGTCTACCCTCTACTTTATTTTTATGCCAACTCTTTAGCATATCCAGTTCAACTTCACCGTTGCTAAGTTTTCTGTGTGACCAAACACCTTCACCCATAATTGCAAAAACTCTATTACGAACCTCTGTCTCAGACATTTCAAGGGAAATAACTAATGGAGACTTTCCTTGCTTCCATGCTTGAACAGCAAAATAAAGAGCCATCCAAGATTTACCAATTCCAGGATAAGCAAGGAAGACCCCTAGTTGACCTGGCATAATTCCAGAAGGTAAGTAGTTATCAAAACCTGGCAAGTTGGTTTTAATTCCAAGTTGACCATTCTCTTTTTGTTTTTGAACATTTTCATAATATGCAATGGCAGACTCTAAATCCGTTGCATCAATATCACGTATAGCAGAAGTATTCTTCTTTAGTTCTGAAGTCTTAGTAATTAGTTCATCAAGGGCTTTTGTTCCTTCTCCACCCTGAACTTCTCCAGCAGCAGATCGAAGTATATCTTTAAGGCTATCATTTAGGTATTCTGTTTGTAATTCTTCAAGGTGATGCTTTGTTGCACCAATACCAGCAACTGGCTGGAAGTCTCTAAACTTTTCTACAACTAGGGATACTGGAGGAACACTTCCATTATTCTCAAAATACAAACGAATAAAGTTCCAAATATCATTATGAGTTCTAAGAAGATTTTCAACATTTGCCTGTAGTAAAACATGCATTTGCTTATCTTCAAGAAGTGCGGATATAACTCTTGCTTCTGTATTATTCACTAAGCCACTTCCTCGCTAACGCCCTGCGCTCTTTGCGCTCTTCTAAATCTGATATATAATCTTTCTTACCATTAAGAATCTTTTCTGCATTGTATGCAAAATAATTCCATGAAGGTTCTTGTGCAACACTAAAGTAGTACTCAAGTAGTTCATAGCATTGAACAATACCATATGACTCTACAAGAGCATCAGAAGCCCACTGTTCTACATTTAAATTTAAAGATGGCTTCTGCTCATACTTTGCTGTATGTAACTTACTGTACCTACTGAGCAAAGCCATACGGTCTTTGCGTTCAGCCATTATGCTTCGGCAGCCTCTTCTTGTGCTTCTTTGATCTTCTCTGTAAGTTTATCCTCTACAAACTTGTAGACACGTTCAAATGCCTGGTCTGTAGTTTCACCTTCACGCTTGTTGTCAACAATGCCAAGGTCAAGTCTTAATGACTGGAAATTACCAAGATTAAGAGTATAGCCAAGTGTTACATTTACTTTAGTTGAATCGTTTTCCATTACCCCACTACTTTCTTTTGTTTTTATAATTGTATCATACAAAATTAACTTTAGATATTTTCACTCCATACAGGAATGTATCTTCCATCTTCCGTCTTTGTATATGTAAGTATACCGTCTCCCATTCGCCGTGTCAACTCTTGACTTGTAGGAGTCATATTGTTTGTTATTAACTTATCTTTTCTTGGTTGACCAATATGAATGCTTGCTAAGATTGCCCTTATTTCTCTAACGTGGTCTTCTGAGTAATAAGCCCTAATTTGAAAACCAGTTTTACCACCAATGCTAGATCCAACTGGCTTAGGAATCACTCCTCGTTTAATTAAACTTGGCATATACTTTCTATGACGATTAACTAATTTAGCAGTCTCAGCAACAGTATATGCTCGTTGTCTATTTTTTCTAAAGTCAGATCTTAAACATGTCTCTATTCTATCTTTGTTAATATTATAAACTGTTACCATTCCAGTAGAACGTGAACTATGGTATAACCTTACAAGATCCCCATTTAAAAACCAAACTTTTTGATTTCCTTTTATTACAGGGTCGTTATTGTATTTTTGGCTCTGGATTTTTCCTTTTGCAGTATCCATCTACCTTGCTCACTTTCTAAAGGAGGGTGAAAAAATTGTCTAGACCCACACAGCATACAGAAGATTTCCATATGTTCGGTTGTACTGTATTGTCTATCGACAAACATACGACCTTTGCATTTTTTGCAAAAAACCATTTCCCACCCTTAATGTTAGTTTGGTATGCCAAGAATAATTAAATTAACCGCTAAAGATAAATCTCCAGAGGCACCAAATCTTACGATTCCTTCTACTCTAGATGTAGTAACGGTTTTTAAAATAACGTTAACGTTTTGTCCCGCAGGAGTATTGCCAATGTTTACTGGAGTAGCAGTTGCTATTGGTTGATACTTAAAGTCGCTTGGAAAATCATATGAGAATGTTTTTTCGTTTCCTGCTGATACTGTTGAGTTATTTGCTACTTCAACATACCCGCCGATCATACGAGCCTCAGATGTTTTTACACTTTGCTTTCCTGCGCTTACGGTATCTACAGTAGTATAGTTATAGGTTGCTGAAGAAACCTGTGTAGATAAATCATTAATAGTATCAGCCAACTGATAGATGTATGTAACATCTAGCGGCTGTCCTCGTTCTGGTAGCGGTACTTTAGCCATTATCTCTCCATTATATCATTAGATCGTGTGCATTGCAGGGCTATAAACTAAAAGATTTGAAGAATCTCTTGAAATTGGTTCACCCTTTAAATAAACTTCTACAGTTACTCTGTTTGGTGCTTGCTCTTGATCTACACCGTTAATATAAAATGTTGTTGGATGAACAAGGTTAATAGAATTACCAGAAATTCTTTGAACATAGTTAAAATCTCCTAGACCTGCAGCCTTACTCCATTTTACCCATACATCATAATCTTTTGCTTGTCGTATAACTTGATTGCCTATCTTAACAGTCACGGTATCCCAAGCAACTGTAGTTATACCAGATGACACAATAGTTATATTTCCAGAAACATATACGTATCCAGGATCAAGAGTAATTATTGGAGACCAGTGAGATGTTCTGTTTTTATCTTCAGATATAATTCTATATCTAACGTCATATTTTTCAGTAACACTATTTATAGTTGGAAGGGTATCTTGCTCTACTTTAACTTTTTTAATAACTTCATCAGCCATTACGTTACCCCTATTGAAAATCTAAATTCAATATAATTACTTGTATTGGGGGACTTAATAATTGTTTCTGCCCCGTCTGTTTTAATTACAGAGTATCCAGTTAAACCATACAAAGGATTAATCGTTGCAACATTTTCTAGCCTAATAGCATCTAGAGCAACATAATAATCTTCTGAAGGAACTCCTGCATCAATAACACATGCATAAATCTTTACAACTGTAACTGCATTCCAAGTAAAGTTAGCACTTGTATAAAGTTCTTGTAATTGTTTTGTTATTACAAAGTATCTATTAGTTGAAAAATCTTGGACTACTTCTGGGTTTCCAGATGTGCCATGATTTATTTCTGCTTCAAATCTAGCATATTCTCCAGATTCATCAT